ATCGGCGGTCAGCTTGCCATCTTCGCCAAGCTGCTTGAGCGCGCCGCGCGGCACGCCGAGGCCGTCGGCAATCGCCTGGGCCAGGGCCGGCGTCTGTTCCATGACGCTGTTCAGTTCCTGTCCGCGCAGCGCGCCGCCGGCGAAGCCCTGGCCGAGCTGGACCAGCGCCGCCTCGGCAGCCTCCGCCGAAGCGCCTGACAGGCCGATGGCCTGGTTGATCGTCGTGATCAGGCCAACCGACTCCTTGGCGCCGAGGCCGATGCCCTTGAGCGCCGGGCTCAGCGTCGTGTACAACTGAACCGTGCCGCCCAGCTCGGAACGCGTGCTGCGCGCCGAATCGCGCAGCAGCTGCTGCGTCTCGGCAAAGTCGCCGCTGTACTGGGTGGCCAGCTTGAGCTTGCCGGTCATTTGCCCGTAACTGTCGGCGAGCTTGATGACCTCCGAGGCGCCGAGTCCGATGCCGACGAAGGACAGCGCGCCCTTGACCGAGTTCTCCAGGGCGCGAAACTCGCCGTCGAGTTTCTTGACGGCTGCGCGCGACTGGTTGGTAGCGCCGATCAGCGCCTGCGCGTCCGCCGAAAGGATCAGCTCAACCAGCTTGCTTGCCACTCGCCATCTCCAGTGCCGTCAGGTAGATTCCCCACGGGTATGACCAGACGCCGGCATGCCCGTGGCTGACCAGGGCGCAGGCGTTGCGCTCGATATTTACGCGGGCGCGCCGGACAGCAGCGCGCGCACCTGGGCCACGCGCGCCGCCTGAACCACCGCCCGCAAGCGAAAAAAATGCGGATTCACCGTCCGGCACAAGTCGGCCAGCGGCTGCAGCTCGCTCGGCCCGAAGCCGGCCAGCCAGCCGGCGTCGGCGTCGGACATCAGCGCGATGTCGGCGAGCGACATCTGCTCGAACAGCGCGTCGCCTGCCGGATCGATCAGGCGCGTGCCGTTCTCGATCTCCGTCACCCAGTCGCGGACCGCGCTCACCGTCATTTCGCGGACAGTGACCAGGCGGCCGGCGACGGTGATCTCTGCCGTCGCGGCCATCGCTTAATCTTCCATCAGGATGGCGAAGTATTGCGACTTGCCGGCGGTGACAATCTTCTCGTCGGCTTCCATCGTGCCCTTGATCGACATGTTGGCGAAATCCTCGCCGATCATGTCGAGGCCTTCCGGCGCGCCGAGGCGGACCTTGTGGAACTTTGCCGTCACGTCCTTGCCGTCGACCAGGTTGGTGCCGACGAACTTGATCGCCATCAGCGGCGCGGCATTGAGCAGCGCCTCGACGGTGGTCGTCGTCGTCACCGTGGTCGCATCGCCCCACAGGGCCAGCGCCAGGTTGTCGGCGGAGAGGTCGCGGAACTCCATCGCCAGCTCGGCTGAATCGACGCGGGCGAACGAGGCATAATTGCCGCCGGCTGGATTGCGGAAATTCTTCAGGGTCTTGCGGTCTTCCGAAAACGACGGGACCAGCTTCGAGACGTTGCCGACATCGACGAAGGTCAGGGAATCGAAAGCCGTGGTATCACTCCACGGTGCGACGGATACGATGCCGGCGCCAATGAATGCGGACATGGATTGTTCTCCAGAAATGCCCTTGCGGGCGGGCACGAAAGCAGGCTATTGCTCAGCCTTTAGTGTCTTTTTCCGGAGGGGTTGCCGCCTGTGAGCGGATTTCAGGGGGCGGCCAGGTTCTCGACGTAACTCAGAGCAAACCTGATGCGGGCCGCCACCAGCGTCGTGCCCTCTTCGCGCGGCTCGATCGCCCGGCCCTTCCAGGCAATGTCGGTGACGCCCTGGCCGAACGTCAGGTCGCTGCTAAAGATCGCCTTCTTGAGATCGGCGACGATCAGGTGGCCGGCATCGTTCGGGTGGTCCGGGTCGCAGCTCGCGTAACCTTCGAGGATGTAGGTCGTCGTCGTCAGGCTGCGCGAGACGCTGCGCGACTGGCCTTCGTCGTCGTCCTCGATCAGCACGAAGCACGGCAACGACTCGGGGTCGAGGTAGATTTTCCCGCGGTAGCCGGTGGCGCCGATATTGGTCGCGTAGCCGTTGGCCGTGGTGATCGCGCTGGCGCGGTCGAAAATCGCCAGGGCGATGGCGGATGCCTTGCTCATTTGCCGAGTGCCTTTCCGAATTCGTAACGTGCCTGGCGCAGCAATGCGGCCTCCAGCTCAGCCTGGACGTCCGGCTGGATATCCGGAAACACCTGGCGCAGCACGTCATTGACCGACGGCCCGTATTGGTGCCTGATCGCGCTGCGGCCGCTGCCGGTGCGAATGAACACACCGAAGCCATTCGCGGCGCCGCCTTTCGACCCCGCCTGCAGCGGCACGAAAAACGATTTCCCGCCTTTGACGATCTTCCTGCCCGACCCACGCTTGACGGAGACCGAGATCCCCGCCTGTATCTTGCCGGCCGGTATGCCGCGCAACGGATCGCCGCGCAGCGGGTGCCTGCGCTTTCCGTTCTTCGGCTCCGGCGCCGCCTTGACCTTCTGCAGCGCCCCATACGTGGCCAGCGTCGTCGAGCGACGGCGCGCGGCAATGACCGCAGTCGCGCGCTTCGGGCTTGCCTTCTGCAGGTCCATCCTGTCGCGGACGTACTTGTCCTTCAGGTTGACGCGGCTGACCACTTCGCGCCGGCTGCGCGTCGTGTTCTTGCCTGCCACACTGTTGAGCGACCGATAGACCGTGCGGGCAACGACCGCGGCAGCCAGCCCCAGCTCGTCGGCGACCTTCTTCAGCAGTTCCGGATTGACGATGACGGGGCCGCTCACCGCAGCACCACCGTCGTTGTATAGCCGTCGTTTTCGTTGATGCCGTCGACCGCGTAGGTCCTGGCATCGACGACCAGCGCATCGCCGACTTTTGGCGCGGCGGCGTTGGGGATCGTGGCGAAACTTCGGTAGCCGGCGACGGCGCCATACTCTCCCGTCACGGCCACGCCATGCTCGAGAATGACGACGGTCGGCAGTCCACGCAAAAGCGCCTCCAGCCCGAGGCGGGCGAAGAGGCGCGAGTGCATTCTCTCGAATGCGTCAGCCATGTTACGCCGCGGTCAGCTTGACGACGGCGCGCGGGCGGGTGCAGATGCTGATCGGGTTAGACTGGGCTTCGAGGTCGATGCCCTTGCCCATGCTCAGCACTTCCTGCTTGGCGTAGTACGGCAGGCCGATGGTGTTGGCGGCTTCGACATAATCCGCCGGCCCGTAGTGGGTGACGAACAGGTCGGGCACGCCTTCCGGCACCAGGTAGGCGGTATCGGCGGCGATGAAGTCCACCCCGCCGACAGTGCCGCGATACTCTTCGAACATCACGCCGCCGAACAGGAAGCCGGCGCGCACGTCGCTACGCATGGCTTCGTTGCTCTGCCAGTTGACGAAGGCCGACTCAACCTTGGCGTGGCCGGTCAGCGCATCGAAGAAGCTCGGCGAGCAGAGGGCGCGAACGCCGGAGTACATCGCGTTGCCGAGCGCATCTTCCATCAGGCGCTTGGCTTCCATGACCTTGGTCCGGATGTTGGTCGTCGCGGTGGCGAAGACCATGGCCTTGGTCTGCTGCGAGAGGCCGAAGCGCGAGAACAGGTCTTCGAGGACGGTCGACCCGTTGGCATCGAGGATCTGGCCCTTGATGGCGCCGATCCGCTGGTACTCGATGGTGGCGTCGAGCGCGTAACGCATCTTTGCGAGGCGCTTGTTGACGATGCCCTGGACCGTCTCCAGCTCGGAATCCGAACCGAAGGCGCGCACGCCCTGGATCGCGTCGGCCAGGATGCGGGCACGCTGCGGCAGGTGGATGGTGTTGAAGTTGATCAGCTTGCGCTTGTCGCTCTTGGCGTTTGCCGCAGGCGCGCCGCGCTGGCCGGCGGGCACCAGGTTGAGGGTGGCGCCGTCGAACTCGACGGAGACCGAGGTCGTCGGAATGCCTTCCTCGGAGAAGATGCCGAGCTGGCCGATGCGGCCGGGCACGTAGGGCTGTTCGTTGATCGCCTTGGTCAAAGAGACCATGGAGAAGGCGTCGTCGTTGAAAATATCGAAGCTGGCCATTTCTGTATTCCTTTCTAGGGATTCGGGCGCCGGTTAGCGGATGATGATGTCGAGCGCGGCCAGGTCGGCCTTGCCGGCTGTCTTGTCGCCCGCATCGTTGGTGCCTTCCCAGACCAGCAGGGAATCGGCAACTTCGGCATGGCGGGCGATGATGACGCCCTTCTTGTCGGCGGCGGAGGCATCGACGGCGGCATAGAGAATGCCCGCGGCGGCCTGCGAACCGTCGGCGTTGTCGTCGTCGTAGGCAATGTACTTGCCGGACGCCGTGACCTTGCCGACGACGGTGCCGGCGGCGAGGTTCTGGCCGGACAGGATGGTGACTTCTTCGCGGCTGATGGAGCCGTTTCCTTCGGCGATAATGAACTCGCCGGCGCGTGCTGCTTCAGTAAAGGTCGTCATTTCGGGGTTCCTTATCGACGGTTAATGGGTGGTGCGGCGCGCAGCGTAGATCCCGGCGATGCTGACTGCCGACTGCTGCGCATGTTGCGTC